GACGCCGGGATGGTTCGACAGCAGGCGCCGGTCGAGGACAATGGCGGTATCGCGCAGCATGCTGTTGCGCAGGATTTCCTCCAGCCCCGGCGACGACCGACTGAGCACTTCCTGCGTTGCGACGGTGATGATGCCCAGCTTATACGGCTGCAGCGTCATGCTGTCGAACGCGCCTTGCCCGACCGGGATTGCCGCGCCTTCCGCGACCCATCCGCCCGGGATGCCCAGCGTTTGACGCGGTATCTTGATCTTCCCGGTGCTGTCGAACGAAAACGTTGTTGCAAACGGGAAGTTCGCGAACACCGACAGCGGGCGCAGGAGCTCGATGTAGTCCATGGTTTCTTCTTGGACCAGCTCCGCAGCCCAGCCCGGCGTCGTCGTCGTTGCCGGGTTCTGCGCCGTCTTAATCATGAGCGACAATTCCTTGTCGCCCATCTCGTTCGCCGCGTACTGGATGGCGTTCATTTGATTGCCGCCCGCCATGTACAGCGCATGCGCGTAGCGCGCGAAGAACGCGCCTTTGACCTTGGGCTTCTTGGTGCGGACAATCAGCGATTGATTGGCCGGCATGCCGTCGTTATCGGCAGGCGCACCGCGCGCCTCGGTGCCGGCCGGCGCAGCGGTTGCCGCCGTTGCCCGCTCGCGGTCGACCAGCCGCGCGATATGCGCGTCGAGCTCCTTGGTGGCGGCAGCATGGCCGTCCCACGTGCGTTGTTCCTCCGCGTTGAACGTACGGCCCTCTTCGCCGATGCCGCCCAGCAGTGCTTCCATCGCTTCGACGGCGATGCGGCGGCGCTCCTGCGCGGCCTTGATTTGTTCCGACAGCTTTGGCCCGGCTTGTTGTTGCTGGCATGGCGTTGCTTGGCGCAGCGCCAGCGCGATCTTCGACAGCTTCATGGTAGTTCCTTGGATGGTTGGCTTGCGTTACCGATTGGCTGTCGCGCCGGCCCGCAAACGGAGCAGCTCCAGCTCGCAGCGGCGACGGTTGATGAAGGCGGACGCGCCTTCGTCGAACGCTCGCGGCAGGACCTTTTCCGGTTGCAGGTTCATGGATTTCGCCAGCGCCAAAGCGGCAGGGTTCGCCGGTACGCTGACGACAGATAGCTCGAGCAGTTCCTGCCCGACGTATTCGAATCCGGTAATGCGCTTGTCCTTGTCCAGTATCGGCACCACGCCTTTGGTTGGCATGAAGCCCACGCTGGTCGCGCGCAGGATGCGCTGCTCGATTAGCGAGCGGTAAAAATCAATCTGCGGCGACGTGCCCGCCTTGGCGAGCTTGATGGTCGACAGCAGGCGCTTGCCCTCGACCCGCGCATGATTGGTACCGATGGGCTCGAACGATGAATGGCCGAACAGGACGATGGGATTGGCGCGGTAATGGTCCAGCTCCCAGCCATCCGCGCGGATAACGTCGCCGTAGCGGTCGACCGTTTCATCGCTGGCAACCACTTCCCAATTGTCGGGGTCGTTGTTGCTGGCCGCGACGACCTTGCGGATCATTGCTGGCGAATCGGCCACGGGACGGGCTCCTGTCCATGGCCGGCCTTACGCGCCTGCGTTGCGCAGGCGCCACCGTCGCCTTGTTGCTGGGTTACTTGTTACGCGGCTTGGCCTCGCGTTCGTCCTTGGGTGGCCGTTGCCGCGCAGCGTCGCTCATGCCGGCACATGCTAGTCCCGTTTTGCATCAGCGTCAACGTTCTATTCCGCTATATCTTGCGCCCGGGCGCGGCGGCGACCCCAACGGGCAGCGGCGGCTTGCCGGGCAATCTCGCGGCGGCGCTCAGCCGGCAGCGCGGCGGCGCGGGCGATGCCGCCAGCGGCCCGGCCGGGCACGCATGGGCGCGGCAGCGCGATGCCGTACGTTGCCGCCAGCAGGCGCGCGCGCCGCGCGGTGAGCGGCATCAGGCGCGGACCGACCGCCCGCCCGGCATGGCCGGCCTGAGCGACAGCGCGCTGCGGCGGCATTCGTACTCCTTGCCCTTGAACGCGACCGCGTACAGGTTGGGCGCGATGCGGCGGACGATGGTGCCGTAACCGACGCAGTTCGCGATATTGACCTCCAGCCCTGCGGGCAGCGGCGGCTTCGTTTTCTTTTGCATCTTGATCTCCGGTAAACGATGGGCGGCGCCCATCCCAATGAACCGAGTGTGCGCTAATCTGCGCAGCGATGCAAGCTAAATATTTACCCTATGACCATCAGCGACGGCCCGCTGCTCTCGTTGGCGTCAATCGCCATCCAGCGGCCCAGCGCCATGACCAGCGCAATCAGGCAATCGATCTTCTGCAGCGGGTCGTTGCGGTCCTTGCGCGGCTTTATGTTGTCGTTGTAATCGATCATTACGCGCACGCAGGATACGCACCACGCCAGCACCGGGTCGTTGTTATGGTGCAGCCGGCCCTCGCGCACCAGCGCGTCGATTTCCTTTAACGGCGCCGATTGATTGGCAACGGTCGGCCGGTACTCGATAACCGGAATGTCTTCCGCGTCCAGATGCGCCGCCATCATGGCGCCCTGCCATGGGTCGTACGCAACGTCGATAACCTTGAACTCCTGCGCGTCCTTGATGAGCGATTCCTGCACGCCGACGAAATCGACCGTATCGCCGTCGTTAACGTTGAGCCATCCGGCCTCGCGCCAGCCGGGATAACTGGTGTTCCGCCCGTCGCCCATCGCGGCCTCCGGCAAGTATGCGCTGCTAAACGCATAGTAGTGCATCTTGCCGTCGATCTCGCGCCGGAACAATCGCATCTTGGCGCAGAGGTCGATTTTGGTCGCAAGGTCCAGCCCGATAACGCAGTCCTCACCGGCGAACTGCCCGATATCGAGATGGTCGTTCCCGCATGCCGCCCATGCGTCCATGTCCATCCACGAAACATCTGCGTTGGTCCAGATGTTGAGGTGCTTCATCTTGAAAACGTTCTGCTCGCTGGCAATCTGCTGCGCCCGCAGGCATCCGTTTTGAATCTGCTGCGGCATCACCGATACGGCCCAGTTCGGGTTCGCCTTTTGATGCGTTGCCTCATCGCGCCAATCGTCGCCCTCGTCGATGGTGTACAAAACGGCAAAGAACGATTCATCGACAAACGTACCGTCAAGTATCTGCTGCGCATGCCGCCATTGCCGGTACCCCACGCCGTTGGTGTTGCTGCCGGCGGTGGTAATCGCGAACATCAGCGGTTGCCCGCGCTTCCCGGTAGCGGTCAGCAAAACATCATGCACCTCCGCCGTACGATGCTGCGCAAGCTCGTCCAAAATCGCCAGATGAACGTTCAGCCCATCCAGCGACTGCGCATCGCGCGACAGCGGGCGGAACGTACTCGCGGTCGCCTGCTGCACGATGGCCTGCGCGTTGACGTCGATGCCGCAGCGATTCCGGTACTCCTTGTCGCGCAGCGCCATGACCTTCGCAAGGTCAAAAACAATCCGCGCCTGCTGCCGCGTTACCGCCGCCGCGTACACCTCCGCGCCGCCCTCCTTGTCCAGCGACAGCATGTACAGCCCCAGCGGCGCCGCGATGGTGCTCTTCCCGTTGCCGCGCGGGACGTACGCCAGCGCATAGCGGAAGCGCCGCCAGCCGGTTGCAACGGCGACCCACCCAAAGATGCTCGCGACGATGAATCGCTGCCATGGCCGAAACCGCAGCCGCAGCCCGGCGCGCGGCCCTTTGATCTCCTTGAACATCTGCATGGCGCGCATGGCGCGCTCGGCCCGGCCCGGGTCAAAAACGTACGGCCAGTCCTCGTCGCCAATCCGCGCAAGGTCGCGCTCATGCCGCTCGCAGGCCAGCCGCACCCAACGGCACGCCGGTATCCGCCCGGCAACGATGTCCCGCGCGTACTGCAGCGCGCTGGCAACGTTGGGGAACTGCGGCGCGATGTCCGCCGCTAAATCGGAATCCAATTCCTGAGGCGGCAGCTCGGGCACCCCGGTATCCGGCGCCAGCGTTGGCGGCAGGCGCCCGGCCGGCCCCAGCGTCAGCACCCGCGCCCGCGCCTCCGGTTGCCGGCGCGCGAAGTTCTTGTTGAGCTTGGCCTGCTTCTCCTTGATGGCGGCGGCAACCGGGTCCGGCGCCGGCTGGCCGGCGGCTTTCTTGGCCTTCCGCGCCTCCCGGTCCCGCTTGGCCCGCGCCGCATCGGCCGCTTTGCGCGCGGCCTCATCCGCGTAGACGCGCGGGCGCCCGCGCCGCTTGGCCGGCTGGGCAGGCTCGGCCGCGTTATCCGTCAATCTCGTCCCAGCTCGTCGGGTCCTCGTTGCCGGCGCCGCTGCCATTGGCCGGCGGCGCATGCCGCAGCCGCCCGGCGGGCGATAAGGCCATCTCGTTCAGCATCCGCATGAGCTGCGAATTGAGCGTTACCCATGCCGGAAGCCACGGCGCGGTCATCGGCTTTTGGCTGATGGGATGGATCACCGTTTGCCCTTCCGATTTGACCAGCGCAAAGGCGCGGTCCCGCTGCACGGTAAGGCGCGCCATCGCCGCCAATTGCGAGCTGTCCTCCTTGGCATGGACCGACGGCAGGATGCCGCATTCGAGGTAAAAATCCAGCACCCGCCGCTCCTCCGCATCGAGGTCGACCCAATCCAGCAGGACCGGCCTGCCCTTGGGGCGGACCTTGGCATCGTTCTTGAGCCGCCCGGGATTGACCCGCGCGCTGCCGTTCAGGATTTTCAGCACCGCCGCTGTTGCGTTGCCGTTGGCGCCCATACCACCTCCATTTGACCCATGCGCTGCCGGCCGTAATCGGCCGCACACGCCGCGTTCATCGCCGCCAGCCCTTACGGTACCGGCCGGCACCCTTGGCCCACCTGCGGCCCATCCTGCGCCGCTTGCCCGCTATCGCGGTTTCGGCCGTTTCCGCGATAACCGCCGCTCTCTGACAGCGGCCCGATTCTATGCCGTCATCATTCCCCCACTTTGGCGCAGCCCCAAAACGGGGCGAAAAAAGCCTTTGAAATCAGGGGGTTGGCCGCAGAAGAGTGTCAAACCA